TGATGACTTACAACTATCACACGAAAGCAACAATAATTATATTGCTACTTATAGTGGAAATTTAATTTTAGAGCAAACAGTAGATGATAAAGATATTATATTTAATTGTGACAATGGTAGTGGTGGAGTAACTGCATATCTAACCTTAGATGGTAGTTTAGGACATTCTGTAATTAACAAAAATATGAGAGCAGTAGATAGTGTTAAATTTACTGTTGGTAATGCAGACGATGCTTCATTTTATCACGATGCAACAGATACTTATCTTGAAAATGGAACTGGTAATTTTTACATAAGACAATTAGTTGATGATGGAGATTTAATATTTCAATGCGATAATGGAAGTGGTGGTAATGCTACTTACTTAACATTAGATGGTAGTGCAACTAAAACAACACTACAAAAAGATTTAAGAGCAGATGATGATGTAAAGATACAAGTAGGAAGTTCAGGTGATTTTTATATGGTTCACGATAGTGGAACTGGACAAGGACAACTTATTAATGGAACAGATCATTTAGTTATTGTAAATAATGCAGATGACCACGACATAATACTTAAATCAGACAATGGATCAGGTGGAACTACAGCATACATTACATTAGATGGTAGTGATACAAGAATAAATATTGACAAAAAAATGACTTTTCCTGCAAGTCATACTGCAGATAAGATTGTAATGTATAGAGGTGGTAATGAAAAAATCGGTACAGAAGCAAATACATTATTGTTTACTGCAGATAATTATAAATTTAAAGACACCAATGGCGATGTTAATTTATTTATGAATAATTCAGGATCTGTCGGCATAGGAACTTCATCGCCAAGTACAAAGTTAGAAGTGGCATCAGGAAATAGTGGTGGAGATGCAGCATTAGACTCACCAACTATTAGACTTAATAACACTACTCAAAGCACAGATTGGGATACAGGAGATGTTGTAGGAACTTTAGAGTTTTATATAGAAGATGCAAGTGGTAATGCACCTTATGTAACATCATTTATTAAAAGTGTAAATGAAACAGGCAATGGAACATTATCAAGTGGTGCTTTAACATTTGGAGTAGCAGACTATAATGCTTCAGGTGGTGCAGCAGAAGCAATGAGAATTAGTGAAGATGGAGATGTCGGAATAGGCACTTCATCACCTTCGTTTAGTTATGGTTCATTAGGTTTAGAAATACAAAGCACAGGAGATACATCATTAAGACTTGAAAGAGATGGAAGCACAGCATTTGAAATATCTGCAAGAAGTAGTGATGTATTGATTTATAATCCAGGAACTGCAAGAAATTTTAGATTTGGTTTAGGTGGTACTGAAGAATTTAGAATGGATACTTCAGGAAACTTCCACGCAGATGCAGATGTTATTGCTTTTTCTACTACAACAGCATCAGATATAAAATTTAAAGAAAATGTAAAGTCTATACCTTATGGATTGAAAGAAGTATTACAAATGAATCCTGTAGAATTTGACTGGATAGAAAAAAGAGATGGTACACACGATATAGGATTTATTGCACAAGAAATGGAAAAGATTGTACCTGAAGTTATTAAAGAAACAGAAACATTAGAAGTAGGTGGAACACATAAAACAATGGATTATGCTAAACTTACTTCAATATTAGTACAAGCAATTCAAGATTTAAAACAAGAAATAGAGGAGTTAAAATAATGGCAGGACCAGCAGTAGGAACAAGTAATGTAGGATTATTTGCAATAGGTAGCGCATTAGGTGAAGCCACAAATGTAAATGAAACTTCTAATATTAGTTTGGCGAGTTTATGTGGTGGTACAGATGGAAGTATTACAAACACATTTCCAAGTAATGATGATAGTGGACCTGCAGATACTTTTAATAGATTAGGTGGTACAAACAATCCTATACAAAGCACATCAATTGACAATCCTGATGCTACCTTATTAAATAATATAGGAACAGCACCTTATCACATGAGTCATACTTTTGGTGGGCAACACGCTGACCTAAGTGGTGGTGGTGGACCTGGAAGATAAAATTTATTAACAAACGAGGGTTATAAAATGAGTAAAGAACGAAAAGTAACAATAAACGAACAAGACTACAATTTTGAAGAACTATCACAAGAACAACAAATGTTGGTAGAACATATTGAAAATTGTAGAAGGCAAAAAGCACAATTAGCGTTTCAGATCGATAGAGAAAATGTAGCAGAAGGTGCTTTTGCAAAAATGCTAACAGAATCTTTTGATAAAAAAGATGATAAGAAAGAAGAAAAAGATGCCTAAATTAAATGTAGTAGCAGGAATCATTGATAAAGTAGCAGATAAAATTGATGACTTTACACTTGATAAATCAGAAAAAGCAGAACTCATACAAGAGATTAACAAAGCACAACTTGAAGTCAATAAAGTTGAAGCAGGACAATCAGGGTTATTGAGTAGATGGAGAAGTTTTTTAGGTTGGACTATATCAATAGCATTTGGCTATCATTACATAATGCAGCCATTTCTATTGTTTATTTTATCTGCATTTGGAATTGTAGTGGAATTACCACAATTCGATATGGATACGATGACAACCATACTTCTTGGTATGCTTGGTCTTGGGGGAATGAAATCGTGGGAACGAGTGAAGAAAGCATGATTACTTTTGAACACATAATTGGTGATGTGTTGGAACATGAAGGGGGCTATGTCAATGATCCATACGATAAAGGTGGAGAAACTAACTTTGGTATTGCTAAAAGGTGGTATCCTGATTTAGATATTAAGAATCTTACAAAAAGTGATGCTATCAATATCTATTACAATGAATATTGGAAACCAAGCAAAGCAGATAATTTACCAAATGACTTGAAAGCCACTTATTTCGATATGTGTGTCAATATGGGACAACATAGAGCAGTAAAAATACTACAACAAGCCATAAATAGTAGAAAAATGAACAAAATTCAAGAAGATGGTGTCATAGGTAAGATTACCTTAGAAAATGCTGGTAGAGTATCAAAGAAACGATTACAAGCGTATCGTTGTTTATTCTATGGTAAAATTGTTGCTGATGATCCTGAGCAACAACGATTCTACTATGGTTGGTTCAAAAGGGCAACTTCTATATGAGAAAAATAAAGAGTACTGGTGTCATTTTTGGGGATATGCACTTCCCATTACATGACGAAAAGGCATTTAGTTGTGCATTAAAGGTAATTGAAAAAGTAAAACCTGGTGTATTTATAAACTTAGGTGATTTTGCAGAAGGAGAGTATGTATCTCATTGGCGTTGGTCAAGAAGAAAAAGACCACCATTAGAATATCAACTTCCTTTGATACATAAAGAAGCAGATGAAGTCAATTACCATTTAGATAGAATTGACAAAGCACTCAAAAAGGTAGGGTGTAAAAAGAAATATCTTGCAATGGGAAATCACGATAATTGGTATAATGCTTTTGTTGAAGAAAACCCATATTTAGAACAATATAAACCTGAAAAACTTTTCAAGGTAAAAGAGAGGGGTTATAAATGGTATCCTTATGGGGAAATATTTAAAGTAGAAAATAGCAAACTATACGCTTATCATGGAGGACATTATGGAAGTGTTAATCATAGTAGAGCAACAGTTCAAAACTTGGGGTGTAATATAATTTATGGACATACCCACGATTGCCAACGAAGTGTCGTTCAACACATTTCAGGTGTCCATATTGCACAAAGTATGGGTTGCCTTTGCAAGATCAAAAAAGATTTTTTGAAAGGAAGAAAGGTAAACTGGACACACAATGTAGGGATTGTTGATTTTTACAATGATGGTTGGTTTAACTTAATTACCTTAGACATACATGATGGAATGACAACTTGGAACAATGAAATAATAAAGGGGAACTAATGGATTTAGCAAACACGATAAAAAGAATCAAAGAACTTTCTGCTATGCTACAAGCAAAAACAATATCAGATAGGGAAAAAGAATATTATATGCCTGAATTACATAGACTTATTGATTCATTAGAAGTTCCTCAATTAATAGGAGAATTTGAGAATGACTACATATCTTGAAAAATATTGCACAATAGAAGATATACAACTGGTAGCACCATTTGTATTCGATTACGATAGGAAACGAACTATATCAAACTGGGTAAGTCATAGTGGTAGTGGAAGTACAACTATCTACAAAGCAGGTAGTGTTGGTAAGTTTACACAATTATACGCAAATGACATTGAACTAACATCAGTAGGTGATGTGTCAAGCATAGATGCAGATGGCAAATTCTTCTTTGATGAAGATGCTGACTTAGTGTATTACAGACCAACAAGTACAAATAATCCTAACTTTGATGAAGCAGTTACTGCTGGTAGGGACAATAAAACATTATTTGATGAATTTATTGCAAGAAGTTCCGACTTTGTGAGGTCATATATTAATAAACCAATATATAAGAACAAAGGTGTTGGAACTGGGGATAGTTTAGGAAGGGACTTTCCTGAAGTGATTGTAAGATCAACTGCTTTCTTAGCAGCAAGTATGGCAATCATGCCTTACGATACAGAACGAGGGGAAGAACTTCAAAATATCGCATACAATCCAGTAGAGTCAAATGGATTATTAGATTTGATTAGACGAGGTGTAATCTCATTAGACCAAGACGAAGATGGTAGAGATAAGATTGTAAAAGAAGTTTCAATCAATGGATCATCTACTGGTACTATTGTTGATACCTTTGGACACCCAACAGTTTCATACGATAGAATCAAAGTAGTGATTGCTAATGGTGGCACATTTGCTGCAGGAAGTACATCTACTGTTACATACAACACATTTGTTGGAAATGATAATGGATTAAAAATTGACCAAGTTGCAATATCAGAAGTTATTGATGGTTCATTTCAATCAATAGGACATGGAATTTATGTAAGATTTTCTACTGGAGTTTATACAACAAATGATGAATGGGAAGTAGAAGTATCAGGGTTGGATCAAACAAGTGGTGGTGGACTTAACACTATACAACTAAAAAGGAGATAAAGATGCCTTATCATAAAAGAGGAAAAAAGAAAAAGAAGAAAATGGGGAGAAAGAAAAGAAAATGAAGCATAGGAAAAAGAAGAAGGGTTTAACTGCTAAACAAAAAAAACTTCCTTTGGCTTTACAAAAAGCAATTTTAAAAAAAAGAGGTAAGAAAAAATAATGGCTAAAAATCTTATTGGTATAAATTTAAAGGGCTTAACTGCAACTCAAAGAAGGCAAATGAGTAGGCATAAAACTCATCATACCAAAGCACATTTAAGAAAAATGGCTGCTGAAATGAGAAAGGGTAAATCATTTTCACAATCTCATGGAATAGCACAAAGGTTAGTTGGAAAATAATGCACATTGACAGACAAAAAAGATTGTTGAAAAAGCATGGGTTAAAGGGTGTCAATAAACCTAAGATGACACCCAAACACCCTACTAAAAAAGCAATCGTATTAGCAAAGACTGGAAAACATAAACTCAAACTAATACGATTTGGTGCGCAAGGTATGGGACATAATTATAGTGCTGGTGCAAGGAAATCTTTTAAAGCAAGACATAGAAAGAATATTGCAAAAGGTAAATCATCTGCTGCTTTTTGGGCAGATAAGTTCTTGTGGAATCCAAGAAGTAGTAGGAAAAAGAATCCACCTAAATCTCAAAAGAGAGTATATAGTTGAGGAGAAAATTATTTAGCACCATTGTAAAAAAAACAAGAAAAAGTCAAAAAACAAGGCTCTAAAATAGCCCTTAAAGGCTGTAAAATAATTTTTTTGAATATAAGTATGAATGAAAAATAGAGGAAAAACTTATGTGGTCAATATTTAAAGATGAGAATGAATATAATGAAAAGTCTATTATTGGATTCATTTCTTTTGCACTAATGTGTGTTTTTGGAATAGTAGATTTAGTAATGGGTATTATTGGAATTGAATTATTAGTCAATGATTACATTTATAATTCATTTGTTTGGGTTACACTTGGTTCATTTGGAATTGCAGGAGCAGAAAAGGTATATAAGAAATAATGCCAAAAAAGAACACAGTAACCTTTGTAAGAAGAAATGGTAAAAAGAAAACAAGGCAAGGGCAAAGCAAGAGAACAAAGTATGGTACAAAAATTAGTAAAAAATATTACAAGAAAAGATATAGAGGGCAAGGATAATGGCAATAACATTTGAGAATATTTATAAGAATCGTGTGATTAATAATATACAAAAACTCTTAAAAGAAAATCTTTCATCTATTCCTGTTCTTTATGATCAACATAGAGGGCAAGAAAGTTTTTTGATTGTTCCTGAAAGTGATACTTTTGTTGATTATGCAAGTAATGTACACATAAGAGAGTTTAGTACATCAATCAATTATCAACTTCGTAAGGGTGGAGAATATACCAAAGACAATCAACTCAATAGATTGACTATGGTAGCAGAAATTGTAAAAAGAATTTTATTTGATAACAGAAACTTGGAAAGTGATAATGTATCACAATGGTATAGTGGTCAAGTATCGAGTGTAGAATATACACGAGATGATGATGATGAAACTATATCAAATGCAATCATTACTTTTCAATGTAATATAAATGAGGTGGTTTCATGAAGTATATATTAGAGAGTGGGCTAAAACTACAATATGGACATACACAAACACCAAACTGGGTTTGTAGAAAACTTTTAAAAGGTCAAGAAGTAGAATTAGCAAAAGAAGAATTGGCTGAACTTGAATCGCTTGGTGTAAAGTTAAAGCCAACAACAAAGAAAAAACCAAGCAAAAAAGAGGAGAAATAACACATGGCAGTAAGTGGAAAAGTCTATTCTAAAAGTGATTTTAGTGTAGGCATATTACAAAAAAATGGTTCAGCATTCTCTACTGCAGGTGCAGCAGATGGTGCTTACAAATTACTTCCAGTAATTAATGTATCTTCACCAGTCCTCAATCTTGTTGAAAGTGGTGAGATACGAAGTAATAATACTGGAATGATTGAATTTGATAAAGACCAATTTAGAACAACAAAAGGTGGATTTGTAACATTAGACTTTGAAGTTCCAGCAGAAAGAAACTTCTTAGTTAGATTACTTGCAAATGTACTACAAGATCATTCAGAAAATACAAGTGGTACTAATGTAATTCATACCATTGAAGCATCATCAAGTGCTTCTTTATCAAGACCTGACTTTACAGCATCTTCAAGTGCTGGAGTACCAAGTCTTTTTGATATTGGATTATATTATCCATCATCAAGTGAAGATAAAATCATAACAAGTGCAGTATTACAAACCTTGACAATGAACTTTGATATGTCAGATGGTAGATGTTTACTAAGTGGTACATTTTTTTCAGGATTTACAAGTGTAACAAAATTTGTAACTGAAGCAAATCTATCAACAGCAGTTGATGTCATTGAATCAGCATCAGCACCAGCGATACAAGTAGAATCAAACTTTGATGTTAAAAAACTTGATGTTGATGGGCAAACCCTAACAGATATTATTGTTCAAGGTGTATCATTTACTTTTGAAAACAATGTAGCGAGAGTAGGTAGAGATACAAATGGTGATGCAGAAAGTTATGCTTTTGGTATCCCATCAGTAAATATTACTGGTGAATTATCTGTTTTGTATGATGGTAATGTTAACTTTGCAGCAACCAAAAATATCTTACAAGATTTTATTGATGGTAAAACTGCAACACTAAAACTACAACAAGGTGATGGTACAGTAGACGCAGCAGAAGATGGAGAGATGAACATTGAATGTGAAATCTTTTCAACAGCAGTCAATCTTGATGCAAATGCAGATACTGGTGCAGTTATCACAATCCCATTTAAGGTAGTTCAACCTACTGATGGAAATGGTGATGCAAGTGGTACAGCATTTAAGTTTGAATATAATGACAAATTCGCTTCATCAACTTGGGGCTAAAAGGAGTAACACATGAAGGTTAAAATGTACGATAAAGAATGGGAAGTTAATAATATATCCTATGGTGATAAAAGACATCTTTGGAAACTAAGCGTATTAGCATTTGACGAAGGAAATGTTAATAAAAGTGAATATTATGATCTCCTAAGAGAAGTAGAAAAAATATCAGGTCTTACTGAAAAAGATTATGTGAAAAAAGATAAATCTGAATTAAGTATGGCACAGATAGATTTACTTCTTCAAGAAGTCTTTACAAACTATATGGGATTAAACCCAAAAGGATAATAGGACTTTGTTGTTATGTGTGGTTTTCTCAACTGGGATTTCCACACATGACTTTAGAGTTTCCATACAAAAGGCAAAGTCCTGTTACTAAAAGATTAAAGACCTATAAAAATATAAAACAGGTATGGGAAGAAATTGAATTGTTGGTTGAAAACTGGCAAGATAGTCGTTTTACATTAGGAAGAAATTTGTACTTCCACTTGCCACTATTCATGAATCCTAAATGGATCATCAATGATGACGATTATGATTTGATGAAACAATACATTTGGACAAAAGAATTTAATATTCCTATGGCACAAGATTTAGATAGTGCAGATGCCTATAGGTTAGAAATTTTTGATAACATTAGACAAGAACTTAACGAGATAACTAAATATATGAGTGAGAAACATGGCAGATAGAAGAATAAGATTATTAGTACAAGCAGAAGTAAAAAGAGCCATAAATGATTTAGATAAGTTAGAAAAGCAGACTGATGATAATAAGCAATCTGCAAATGAATTAACTTCTACATTTAAAAATTTATTTGGGGCAGCAGTATTAGGTGCAGGTGCAAGAAGTATTGTACAAACAGCAAGTAATTTTGAGAGTTTAAAAGTAAGACTTATTGCTTTAAAAGGTAGCACAGAAGAAGGTGCTAAAGCATTTGATCAGTTTACAAAAATTGCAGCAACAACACCCTTCCAAGTACAAAATGTAGTAGAAGCAGGTGCTACACTTGAAGCATTTGGTGTAAGTAGTGAAGATTCTCTTAAATCTATTGCTGACTTGGCAGCATTTATGGGTACAGATATTGTTGATGCAAGTGCAGCATTTGGTCGTGCTTTTGCAGGTGGTGCAGGTGCAGCAGACATACTTCGCGAAAGAGGTATTTTACAATTAATAAAAGACGCTGAAGGTATTGATGATTTATCAAAATTAACTTTACCTCAATTTAGAGAAGCACTTGAAAGAGCCATGACTGACCCTGATGGTAAGATTGCAGGTGCAACTGATTTGTTAGCACAAACATTTGCTGGTAAAATTTCTAATATGCAAGACGCAATTGATAATTTACAAGATGCTATTGGAAGTCACTTTTTAGAAGGTTTGGGAGATGCTGCTATGAAAGTTGGTGAGGTTGCAAGAGAAATAGAAACTTTTGTTGAAAACCTTTCAGATGAAAACCTTGAAGACTTAAAAGATTTTGGTTTAACAATAGGAACTTTAGCAGGTGCTTATGGATTGCTTAACATATCAATAATGATTGGTAATGCTGCCTTAGGATTGTTTTCAAAAAGAGTAGCATTAATTTTAGTTGCTTTTGAAGCAGTAAATACTGTTATCAAGAATTTGTCTTTGGTACAAGAAAAAACTCTTGAAGCAAGAATAGCATTTAATGAATTTTTATTAGAGCAAGAACAAAGAACACCAAATTTAATTGCTGGAACAACAGAAAGCATTCAAGCAAGTATAGATCAATTCAAAGGTCAGTTAGATGAAGTAAAAGCATTAAATGAAGGTATTTCTTTTGAGAAAGGTGTTTTTGCTTCTATGTTATTTGGTGATGACGAAACAGTAGATGCAGACAAAATCAAAGAAGATATTCAAACGGTTACAGATGCAGTAACAGATGCTACTGATCAAGTTATTTCAGCAGAAGAAGATAACCAAGACAGTAAGAAAAAAACTGAAAAAATAGAAAAAGATGCACATCAAAAAAGAATTGAACAAAATTTACAAACAGCAATTCTTTCAGGACAAACATCAAAACAAGCAGCAATTTCAGTAATTAAAGCAGAAGTAGCAGAAGCACAAGCAGGATTAATTTCAAGTATTATGAAATCACTTCCATTTCCTATTAATCTTGCAGTAGCAGCAGGTGCAGGTGGAATGATAGGTAAAGTTACTGATCAACTGTTTTCTTCTTTTGCAACTGGAGGATCTTTTATTACAAAAGGCAGAACTACTTTACCTATTGGAAGTGGAGTGGTAGTAGGAGATAATGCGAGTGGTATGGAACGAATTGATGTAACACCATTACCAGCACCACCAACAACCGAAAGAAACATAACAATTAATATATCAGCACCATTGGTAGATGAAACAGTTGTTGATACAATAATCCCTGCTATAAGGAGAGCAGAAAAACTAAACTTATGAATGTAACAAAAAGAACAGCAAGTGTATTTTTAGGTAAAAAATTTCATGGTACAAAAAAGATGAGTACCAAGGATAGATTAAAAAAAAGAAAGATAAAGATAAGGAGATTTTAAGGTGGAAGTTGGAAAAGATACTAAATTTACATTCAATATTGAAACACTTATCAGTATTGGTGTAACAATATTTATGATAGTTGGTTTATGGTTTAATCTTCAAGCAGATATAGAGGAAGCAAAAAAGTTACCTGAACCACCAATCAGTAGAACTGAATATGATTTGAAGGATCAAATGATTAGAAATTCTATTTTAAATACTGAAGAAAAAGTAGAAAAATTGGAAGAAAAAGTAGATGATATTAAAGATGATACAAGAAGTATAAATGATACTCTACTAAAAATGAATAATAATTAATATGAGGTATAGACATGAATTGGTTTTATGGTTTGGGATACTTGCTTGGTATCTGTTTGTGGTTATCACCATTACATTCTCAGGCAATTAATCTTAACAATTTTCAAGCAATACAATTAATGAGTCTTGAAGATTGTGCAGTAGTACAAGTAAACGCAAGTTGGAATTTTGCTAACAGATTAGAAATTGAAAAATTAAAAGATTGTTATGTTGCAGAAATTGATCTTGCAAATAAAAACATTGGGGCTGTAATTCAAAAAGAGTGGAACATTAAAACTGTACCAACAATAATTATTTTTGAAAAAGGCAAAGAAGTAATGCGATTTGAAGCAGGTATATCCATGAAGTTTGATGAAAGTGAAATCCTAAGAAAGATACGATTGGAAATACAATGAAAAAGAAAAGAAGTTTTAGAAAAGTACGAAAGAGTAAAGCAGGAGTACCTTTAAAATATCTTTCAGGTTCACGAAATAGGAAAAAAACTGAAAGAGAGATAAAACGAACAGCAAGATTGTATAGACAAGGTAAATTGACTCCTGCGATGATGGACGCAATAAGCAAAAGGAGAGCAGCAAGTGGCAAAAAAAAGAAAAAAAAGAGGTAGTATAAATACCAGTCTTAAAAAATATTCAGGTAAAGGATATTCAATGGCTACTTTAAGAAAGGTTTATAAAAGAGGTTTAGGTGCTTATTATTCAAGTGGATCAAGAACTGTTTCTGCCCATGCTTGGGCTATGGGTAGAGTAAGAAGTTTTGTAACTGGTAGAGGTGGTGCAAGAAAAGCAGACGCAGACTTAATAAGAGGTAAAAGAAGAAGAAGATGAGTTTTACAAATACAGATTATCAAGCAAAACTATCACCAAGTATGACCGAAAATTGGTTGGTACAAATATTTAAAAATACTACTTCAAGTGTATCTACAACCGATACACCTGATTTTAGATTTAGTTTTTCAGATACAACATACAATAATCTTACTTACTATCCAGCAATATTAAATAAACCAAGTGTAAACTATTCACTTGATTTAAAAGCATTCACTACAAAAACTGGAAGTGTAACTTTAAATCTTGCTAATATAAATTTAGATGGAACAACTTTATTAGAACTATTAGGAAACGATACATTAAATGGACAAGTTAATATTTTATCTCAAATTGATAATGATAATACTGCTGCTAATGCTTTACAAATATTTAG